CCATAGGCCTATGCTCTACGCTCAGTAACGGTTCTGCTTCCATTGGGTTGATATTAGGCCAGATTGCAGCTTTGCCGGTACAACGCAAAATATCGCGTGTAAAGAATGGATCATTGCCTATCGACACAGCCTACTTGACGGATGGTAAAGCTATCAAAGAACGCGAAGATTTAGGTACTATTCACGACAAAGGTTATATCGTGTTCCGTCAGTTCCCTAACCGTTCAGGTTACTACTTTAATGGAGACTTCACAGCTACTTCGCAGACTGATGACCTGAATACAATTGCACGTATCAGAACCATTGATAAAGCATTGAAAATAGCTTATAACACCTACGTGGAAGAGCTTGACGATGATGTAGAGGTAAATGACGATGGTACGCTGAACGCTGCTGTAGCTGCTTACCTGAAGCAAAAGATTGAAACCCAAGTGAACAGTTCAATGGCCGGTGAAATATCCAACTTCAGTGCGCAAATTGATACTACGGTTGATGTTCTTTCCGGAGCTGCTCAAAAAATCTATCTGAACATCACTCCTAAGGGTTATTTGAATCCGATTGAAGTGGTATTGAGTTTTGTAAACCAATAATAAATATAAAATTATGGCATTTAGTTGGTCAGAATACCGCTGTTTTATGGGCGGTCGGTTTGTAACCGGTATTCGTGGGTTTAAGTATAAAGCTGAACGCGAAATCGAAGCTATCTACGCTGAAGGTGATGAGCCGGCGGATGTTGGTTACGGTAATAGAAAATACACCAGTGAACTTAAGTTCCTTCAGAGTGAATTGGAGGCTATTATATCATCTGGTGGAGGTGATGCATTCTCAATACCACCATTTACTGTTGTTCATAGTTACATTCCAAAAAATAGCGTCGGAGCTAAAATAGTAACCGATATTCTTGAAGGTGTTCAATTTATGGAAATTGAAAAAGCGATGGAACAGGGTGCTAAATTTATGGAGTCAACCACTCCTATGTTTGTAAAGAAAATTAAGTATAACACAACATCACCTTATTAATCATGGGAAAAGAAAAAACAACCCTTGTGGGCGAAGTTACGCCTGAACAAATTGAACAGTGGAAAGCCAAATACGGCAAAGTATATGGTGTTATCGTAGATGGTCATATCGCTTATATTCGCAAAATTGACCGCCAGACTACCAGTTATGCACTCAGTCAAATGTCGTTTAAAATGTCGAAAGGCGAAAATGACGGTAGCGATATCGAAATGAATATGGGTAAACTGATGAAAACCGGTGAAGCTGTATTGACAAACTGCATGATTGGTGGTTCTGAAGAAATTAAAAAAGACGAAGTACTTTGGTTCAATGCCTGTGTGAAAGCTGGCGAATTGATAGAATTCAAGGAGACTGAGCTAAAAAACTTTTAAGCGAGGCTGAACAGTGGGGTGAGAATGATTGGGTCGGCTTAATGTCGACCCAATTGGAATATTACCTTGGCTATGATGTCTCGCACCTTACCGATGAAGAATGGGCGATGAAAGTTGCCCACTTAGATAATATCCGAAAACGAGAAGCTGAAGAAAATAAGCAATAATGGGACCAGGTGTTGAATACATATTACGAGCGCGCGATTTATTGAGCGGTGTTTTGAAGAATGCTTCGAAAGCTGCTGAAAATGTATCAAAAAGCGTCGACGGTGTAGGTAAGTCAACTGAAAAGGCAATGTCTCAGGCTGAAAAGAGTGTTAGCCGTGCCTCCCAGTCGTGGAAAAATTATATGGACAATGTTCGACAATCGAACACTGAAACCAATAATCTAGCCAGTGGAATTGGGCGTATAGTGGGTACACTTGCAGTTCTTCAGGGCATTAAGAGCATTGTACAAATGGGGGCTGATCTGGAGCAATCTAAAATCAGTTTTGATGTACTGTTAGGAAGTGCCGAAAAAGCCCGGATAATGCTAGCGGGTATTAATAAGTTTGCCAACGATACACCTTACGAAAACAAAGGGCTGATTGATAATGCGAAGATGATGCTTTCGTTTGGTACGTCGGCAGAAAAGATATTGCCAAACCTGAAAATGTTGGGTGATATCGCAATGGGTGATGCCAACAAAATGAGTTCTTTGACACTTGCTTTCTCTCAAATGTCCAGTGCTGGAAAATTACAAGGCCAGGATTTATTGCAAATGATAAATGCCGGCTTTAATCCGCTTCAGGAACTGCAAAAGATGACCGGTAAAAGTATGGGAACCCTGCGTGCTGAAATGGAAAAAGGAAAGATATCTGCTTCCATGATTGAAGGTGCATTCCAACATGCAACGAGCAAAGGCGGGCTTTTCTTTGGCATGATGGATAAAATGAGCCAAACGGCTTCAGGTAAGTTTTCAACATTAGTGGGCACATTAAGGCAGACCGGTGCCGAAATAGGATTAAAACTATTGCCTTATGCCAATGACTTGATGAACTTCCTTATGCCAATGGTAGATTGGATTGCTCAGAACTCCGACATGCTACTACAACTTACGGGCGTTGCTTTGGGCGCATTTGCAGCATTTCAATTAATCACATGGGGTATTAAGCTTTGGACAATTGCTCAAGCAATTTTGAACGGTACAATGTTGCTAAACCCTATTGGTCTAGTCATTGCCGGCATAGCTGCTTTGATTGCAATTTTAGTCATTGCCTGGAATAAATTTGACTGGTTTAGAGGTATTGTTTTTGGCCTTTGGGATTCATTCAAACTGTTTGTCAACTTCCTGAAAGATGCCGTAATGAATACGGTGCATGGATTAGTTGATATGTTTGTAGGTCTGGGTAAAGTTATTGATGGAATTTTTTCGCGTGACTGGGGTAAAATTAAGGAAGGTGCAAAACAAGTTGGGTCTGGATATGTAAACAGTTTTGCCGGTGGAGGTATTGTAAAAGCTGCTATTGATAACGGTTCAAAAGCGGGTGAAACATGGGCAAAAGGATACAATAAAGGTATAAATAGCTTTGCTAAAAGTCAAACTGATAAAAAGAGTGGGTTAAATGCCGGATCACTTACCGGAAGTTTAGCCGGTGGCGGAAATAGTAGCATTAATCCAGACGAAAAGGTAAAAAGTATTGCTGGTGGCGGAAGTAAGCCAACAAACATAACTATCAATGTAAATAAGGAGATGATTGGTCAAATAACGATTCATCCACTTACAATGAGTCAGGGAGCTACTGAAGTGAAAGATTTAGTTATGCAAGCATTAGCTCAGGTATTGAATAGTGCTAACAAAATGGCTACAGAATAATGGAAAATAAGAACTATCAATTCAATGAATTTGACCTGAAAGATATCTTCAAAAGTGTTTGGGGATATGCTGCACCTCCATTTTTATTTAGCCTCCAAAATACAGTTGAGAAAAAGTTATTTGGAAGTAGTTCGGAGTCTTCGGATTATTCCTTCGCAACGCCTTCGGAGCGTCGCGAATACAATATTAAAGGTTCTCCTTTTTATGGAATGAATAGCAATGGCAATGAAGTGTTTTTGCCAATATGGCTAATTAAAGCCGATGGAACAATGTTTATGCTTCAAAATACTGTATCGTCCATTGCAAGTAAAAAAACGATTGTTGAAACTCCCCTTGTTAATCAACAGGGTTCTGTTAAAGAAGAAATTTCAATGAATGATTGGGACTTGAATGTAAAAGGTATCATAGTTTCATCAGATGGTGATTATCCTGATCAACTTGTTTTCGATCTGAAAGAATTATATAAATCCGGTGAATCATTGGATATTGAAAATGCAAGGACATCCCTTTTATTTGAAGATAACGAAAAAGTAGTTATTCGTAACCTAAAGTTTCCTGAATTGAAAGGTATGAAAAATGTGCAAGCTTTTGAGATGGATATAACTAGTGATATTGCATTTAAACTGATAATTGAATAATGTACGTCAAACTTCGTGGACATATTGAAATAAACCGTAAGGATGGCAAAAAGCTTTCGTTCGATGCATTCCACTCTGTAGACATTGAGCTTGACATGTTCAAAATCAATCAGTCGTGTAAAATACAAATACCAACATCGGCCCGATTAGATTACAAAGATAAAAAGGTTGGTGAAAGTGTTCAAACAGCCTCTCAGTTTTCGCGTGGCGATAAGATAAGTGTTTGGCTAGGCTATGATGCTGATCTACGTTTAGAGTTCGAAGGTTTTATTTACCGTCTTAATTACAAATCGCCACTTGAATTAGAATGCGAAGGTTACGAATATCAATTGCGAAGCCACTGCGAAACTAAAACATGGGCTAAAACAACGATGTTGGATGTTTTAAAATATCTGATCAGTGGAACGGATATCGTGTTGAGTGATCATGTTCCGGATGTGAGTTTTACCAAGTTCATTATTCCGGCGAATATGACAAAGCTTGAGGCACTTCAATTGATTAAGGAGAAATATGGCATGACTATATTTTTCATGGGTAAAACCCTTTATGCTGGTTTAGCTTATGTGCTCGATCGCGGAACGGTTAAGTACAAACTTGGTTACAATACCCTTAATTCAGATGATTTGAAGTTTAGAAGTGCTGACGATGTAAGCCTTAAAATTAAGGCTGTATGGATAAAGCCTAATAATACAAAGGTTGAAGCTGAGGTCGGTGATAAAGAAGGTAGCCAACGGACATTATTTTTCTATGATGTATCAAGCGTTACCGAACTTAAAAAACTGGCTACTGAAGAAATAAAGAAGTATAAGTATTCAGGCTATGAAGGTAAGATAAAAACATTTTTGCAGCCATTTGCACAACCAGGTATGAAAGGAAAATTAAGTGATCCAAAGTACCAGGAACGTGATGGAACTTATTACATAACCAAAACAGCTGTAAAGGCCGATAAAGGTGGTGGGCGTAGAAC